CTCCGTATCGTTGACCAGTGACGGAGTCACCAGCGTTAAGTACTTCTGATCCAACTGAGGAAAATTCTAGTGTGTTATTTCTTGATGAACTCATAATTGTATTATAGCACAAGTGCTATCTCGCTTGACTATTTACGTAAGTTGAAAACTTCTTGTTAATTGTATTGTTGTTGGCTTTTTTATCCAGCCTAAGTAGTTCTATATCAAGCATTATTTTAGCTTGAGCAGCAGCCATAGCTGCTTTATCAGTTTGACCATCTCCCGTATAAAAATCGGATAGGGCAGTGTAGATAATATAATCAACAAACTCTCCTGGAATGTCTGTACTGTCTGGAGTAAAGTTAGTTTGTAGTTCTTTCTTGTAAGTTACAAATACCGAAGTGCTATCCGATGTAGTTAAGTTAAGTATATGCGCTCCAACGGAATCAACATAGAACTCAAACTCTACAACAGAATTATTTAAGAATGGCTGGGTTCTATGAATACGTAGGAACTCACCAATAGTTTCTTGGCCTCCCTCTGCGTATGGAACTGTAGCCGCTGGGTCTGTTAGAAGCAATCTGGATTCACCTACAACTAAGTAACGTGGCCAGCTATCTGATTCATTGTAAGCACGGTGCACCGCACGATTTAACGAACTTGTTAGAAAGAACTCGTCAGCAGCGGTTAAGCTTTCCAGCCCAGCAATGGACTGAAAAGCATTTTTAACCTCAAGGAATGTAGCGTCAGATGGCATTACTGTACGTTATTGTTCAGTAGTGTTTCTGGCTTGTTCAATGCTGTTCCACCCGCTTGTACGTTGTGACGAGCGAACTGAGTCTGTGGGCGGTACTGTAATACATCGTGACGGAACTGACGGCTTTGATTACGTACCTTATCAATTTCAGAAACAAGAATGATTTCAGAATTTTGATCTTCTACTTGAGCTTTGTCAGTCTGTCCATCACCACGTAGGAAATCTGCGTAAGCACCGAAAGCGCAGTACTCAAAGAACTGATATGGGATGTTTGGATTATCATTGGCTTCGTCGCCGTAGCTACCTGATGTGTAAGTGCCACCATCAGCAATAACCGCTTCAAGGTCCTTACGATAAGTTGCGTACACGCTAACACCGTCAAGAACCGTTGGGTTAATAATTTTCACTGATGGATAACCTGCAACATTTAAAGTTGAAACATATGTGTATTCTTCTGGGTAACGGGTATCCGTTGGATCGGTTTTGTGAATCCGAAACACTACATTAGAATCATTAGCTAGGTCTTTCCCAGCTCCATATGTTTGAATTGTATTGTCATCTCCTGCTGCCATTGCAAGAGCTTCTCCAATAACGGTAAAGTCAGGCCAGGGGTAGCGTTCAAACGCTGTACGAACACGGCGATTAACTGCTTGCCGAAGGAATGCTGCGTCAGTTGTTTCTAGTGAAGCTAGTCCAGCAATGGATTTAAAGCGTTCCTCTAGGTTTTGATAAGTGATAGTAGGATAGTTGGCCATAATATATTATAGTTTATTTGGTGTAAGGTCTGAGAAATTCTTTTGGAAATACTGCAGGAACTCTTTGGAGTGCACTGTCTCTTGTCCGTATTTTTTAATAAGTCTAAAGTACTCACGATGCGGAATAGTTGCAACGCAACGTCCTAGTACTGGGTGCACCTTGCCACGCTGTTCCGTAGCTTCTTTACGAGCTTGGTTTACACGATTAACTTCGGTCCGTTTCTCAAGTGCAAATCCATTCTTGATTTCATCCATAAAAGCCTTATCGACCTCTGCATCAGAATAAGTTGTAGCTGGTGTAATTATATCCATATTAAAAATTAAAAGTAAAAAAGGGGAGAGGCTGGGATTATACCAACCCCTCCCCAGAAATTCAAGCAGGATTACTGAGTAATCTTACCGTGAGCCTGCGGGTGGTAAACACCGAGGGTCAATGTGCAATCGCAGAAACCACGCTCGCCGCCACCTTCGTTAGGTAGACGAGTCGAACCCATAGGGATCAGCTCGTGCACACCGTAGTACTCAGGGTTAAGCAGGTAGCCGTCATTGAAGTCCGAACCGCCAGCAATAGTTGCAGGAGCAGTGTCTGGGTTCATGTTGACGATAGATACGATGCCGTGGTCGCTTTGGTAAAGCTCGACAGAGAGTTTGATCTCAGCCTTGTTACCATCGTAGTTGACCGCACGGATGCTTTCAGTAGCTCCAGCAGATACACGAGCGAAGTCAGCAATAGTGCGACGAAGGCCAGTATCAGCAACAAGCATAAGGTTGTTGGAGCTTCCAGTCTTACGGTAGATCGAAGAGATCATGTCGTTAAGAGCTTCTTCACCAAATGCACCAGAAGTGCTGATGTCGTAGATAGAAGCAGCAGGTGTACGGAAGTTCGCAGGAACGTCAGAAGGACCAGCAGAGTCGATCCAGTCACCAAGACCACGAAGGCCGTAAGGTGTACCAGCACCGTCTTCTACGCTGCGATCTTGTGTACCGATCAATGTAGCTTCGATGTCACGCTTAAGCTCACGAATAGCCTTTGCTTCAGCTTGTGCAACCTTAGCTGGGCCTACGCTGTCAACAGCTTCTTGAAGGTCAGAGACCTTAAAGTTACGGCGGAACTTTTGAACGTAGTTACCAAGGCGAGCACGGCCAGCAAACTGGTCAGTGAACGATGTTACGTCTGCGCCTTCGTCTACACCAGCAGTGCTAGGAGCAGCAAGTACGTCTACAGTCCACTCAGTGAATGTAGCACTTGACTTCTTTTTAGAAGCAGAAGAAAGAACAGGAGTTTCTTCGGGAGCCAAGATGGTAAGTACATCTGTGAGGTCTTCACGATTAGAAACGGCGGAACCAGGATTACTGGTGTCGAATGTATTTGAGAATGCCATAATATTTTATGTTTGAATTAATTAGTTTGAGAAGCAGAGCTTCTCTATTTATCTATTTTGTAGTTGAAGGGTTCTGAGAGTAATGAAGTCACTCTTATCACCTGATTGCTTGAATTGATTGTTCAAGTTCTTGATTGATTTACTTGTACGGCTTGCTGGCTTTTCTGAGCCTGCTGCACTAGGAGTAGAAGTATTTGATGGGTTAAGTCGTACCTTGGACTTAACGCTCTTTACTTCTTTCCGACCGTAGATACTATTAGCGGCGTGCGCTAGTAAGTACGGCATCTGTGCTTTAACGTCAGCGGGTAAATTAGTCATCAATGTATCGACCCGAGGGTCGCTCATAATGGCCTGGTATTCACGCCGTGTATCGTTGTCTTCACCTGTCATCCAAGGTAACTCAGCTTCAGCCTGAGCACTTAGGTGCTCCTGCATTTGTTTGCTTTGTTCAACCTTCTGGATTTCCTCCAGGCGAGCAGGAAGGAATTTGTCACGGGCTTTACGTGCCTGCAATAATGCATTGCGGACATCAGCCTTAGTCATCTCCTTACCTTCTACTTCCGTGACAACATCATCAGCTTCATATCCGTCTGCATTGAACATAATGTCCTCTGCCCATTCAATAACATTACTAGCATCCGTAGCTTTTGATTGCAGGTCCTCAAGAGTCCCTACGCTATCAAACGGATTGTTTGTAACTTCTTTCTTTGGTGTAAGCGGATTGTTTTCCTGGGCAAACATTTTGGACTCCAGTTTTTGGAGTCTTTCCTCTGCTGCCTTTCGTTTAGCTGTGAGTTCTCCAAAGCGAGCTACTGCACGGCTACCTAGCTTATCGGCTAGTTCACGCAGTTCCACTTCGGACATATCATCTAAATCAATCTGAGAAAGAACTTGCTCGTCTGTTTCCGCTTCGGGAGTTTCGTCTTCAGTACTCTCGTCTGATTCTTCTACTCCTTCTACTTCTTCAGTAGCAATTTCGTCGGCTACCTCTTCCTCAACCTCGGGAGCATATTGCTCTTCTGGTTCAGGGCTTGGTTGGCCTAAGCGTTGGATCGCAAAATCCTCTGCTGTGATATTTGTCTTTTCCGCTGTATTATTTTCAGGTTCAGCGTTTCCTGCTGTGACTTCTTTGTTCATATATTTCCACTCTTCAACGCCGAGCGATAGCTATGGTTGCATTATAGCACACGAAATGTATGCTATGAAATTATTCATTGGGTGAAGTCTCTGCCCAACTGGCCATTGTAATAATCTGATCGTAGCTTAGAATGCGACCTGAGAGCTGCTGTAGCTTATCAGTTGGAACCTCGTGCATTTCTCCAATGCACTCTTCCCGCATTTGCTTGATTAGGTCAATGAAGCGGTTAAACGAATCGTGCCGCTTTAGATGTTCAATGTCTTCTTCAATCGTCATATTAGTACTGTCCCATATTTTGAGTTCCTACTTCCCCCATCTGCGCTGGGGTTGTACCGATGCGGCCAATCTCAGCGTTCTGCATTTGTTGCATCTGGAATTGATACTGACCTGCGTACTTTTGCAGGCGACTCGCAAAGGCTTCGTCCTCTTGTAGCTTTTGCTGGATGTCAGGCTGCTGACCGTACTGCTCTAGTACTTGCATTGCAATCTGACCACCGCTTGCACGAGCTGGCATTTCAATGCCTGCATAGATCTTCGTCAGGTCGTCGGTTACGTCTTTGACTACCTGCTGCTGTGCATCCTCTACAGGTGTCAGCACGGAGTCCGCTAGGATCGGGTCAACACTGCTTGCCATTACTGCAAGTAGTTTATCAACGTCGATACGGCCATTGCGGTCCAGTTGGATAAGCTGTGTCATTTGAGCAAGCTTAACTTCCTGAGACTTAGGGTCCGTGTTTAGCACATCGTAGTTAATAGTAATATCAAAGTCTGCGTCAGGGTCACCTCGGTCCATTACTTGTGGGTCAGGTATTCCAGTTACACGGAAGAATACTTCGTCTGGTCCAAAGCGTTGGAAGCAACGGTACGCCATACGCATAACCTCTGCATTATGCTGCAAGAACTTGTCCACTAGGAACTGCTTGCGTATACTAGAGATCTGAGAGTCTTCGTCTAGTCCGACTAGGCGATCCGCTAAACCCTCTAGGGTCTGCTCGATCTCAATGGAACCAACAGGTGCAGGAGGCACAGGTGCAAAGTCCAGGTCACCCTTACGGCGATAAGGAATCATACGACCAGGACCCCAGTCACTTGGTGCCTGACCTACTGGGTGCAGGATAGGGGGTAGCGTCGATAAACTGTTGCGATCAATGCGAGAGTCACGCTCTACCTTAACTTGGTTCTGGATACCACGAAGAATATCTGGAACCGTAGTTGTATCATATAGACGCTTGCTGTCCTCTGACAGCTTTGTGACTACCACTGGGTAGTCCTCGTAGCCATTTAGTAGCTCACGCTTAGCGTAACCTGGTGCTTCGTTGTTTTCCCCGCTGTACTCCTTGTGGAATACTGTGCAGTAGATACCCTCTGAACCATCGTCAGGATCGACCAACCGCTGGTACGCATACACGATTTCTATTAGTTCATGCGCCTCGTAGGCGTTATCGGTCAAGCTAGTACTGCGGCGGCCTTCCTGTTCTCTTTCAACGCTATCTATATTAACACCTCTGTAGTGCTCGATAATATAATCAACAAAATCTGCGTCCCAGCCTGCTGTAGCTACCTTATTCTCTAGCTCTTGAGCAGTGTAGTAAGTCTTCCAGAAGCAGTAAGGTGCACGCTGTGGATCAGTTACATAAGCTGGGAAAAAGAAATCTCCGTCTGGGGCAAGTGTCTTAATCTCTGGTGCGTCAATCTGACGGCGTACAGTTGGAAGCTCTGCTTCCCCGAACTTGCGTAGGTCCTTAAGTGCTTTCTTTGCTCGCTTATCTGTTACACCGTCAAAGATGTTCTGAAGCATAAACACTAGCTCATCGTCATTTTCACCTGACTGAACTGCACCGAAAATATTTGGGTCTAGCTCTGCGATCTGCTCAAGTGTAAGCTTCTGTAGGAACTGACGGTCCTCTGTGTGCCAGCCTACATAAGTAATAAGCATTCCACGCTCTAGCAGGTAGTTGGCACCTAGCTCCATTTCACGCTTGTACCGAGGGATATACCCACTGGTTACCATCCACTTTAGGAATGAAGATACAATCTCTGCACGGGCAATATCATTGGACTCCACTGGATAAGCACGAATGTTAGACCGATTCAGCGAAGACATAAACAAAGACACCAGTCGTGTAATGCGTTCGTCAATGACGTGGCTCTCTGTGTCTGATGCTCCCTCCCAAGGGAAAGCATCTGCTCCGTGCTTGCGGTGGTCACGGCTCTTGCCTGGCCACCAGTTGCGACGATCATCGTAGCTAGTACGACACAAATCAAAATAAGCTTCCAGCTCGTTTACCGTCTGGTCGTATGCGTTGCGTAACGCAGTAATGTCTGGAGAAGCATCGACGTATGTCAGTGCCTCAAAGGTTGATTTATTTTGCATCTATTTTTTTCTTTGCTGATTTAGTAATGTCGTGAATGTAGCCTTTGTATACCCCAATTTTATCACATAATTCCTGTGGACGCATTGGTGTCTTCAGTTGGTGCTTCACATAACGATTTAAGTATTCCCAACCAGCAAGTCTGTCTACCTGCTCCTTGATCCATTCTGGATCTAAAGTAATGTCATCTTCAGGTGGATTCATTTAACATAGCGATAAGAGGTTCCATTAATGTCAGTGATTGCCTCTACGTTGACATTTTTCCCAGGCGTGAAGTGATTCTCAAATTTGCGAGGAATTACTACTGGGACCTTCTTTTGTATCTCCTTGATATACACATAGATGTAACTTCTGTTTGGAGCTTTTGAGTGCACTGCACCACGGTAACGCTTAGGCGTAAGCTCAGGAATGTCTACCGCTTCCTTTAGTATTTCCTGTCCTTCTTCGTTGATCCACCTGGCCTTTCCAGTTCCAGTAATCGTATGCTCTGGCAGCTTGCTTTCTACTAGCTCCAAGAGGTAATCCAGTTCAACTTCGTATTCATTTGCAATTGTTTGTACTCGTTTCTTAGGCATATTAGTATCCTCCTTTTTTGTTTGTAGTTGTTTGCATTGATGCATCAGACATAAAGTCTGGGCCTTCGCCACCGTTCGACATTCGCAAATAGCGTATAACGTCAAAGAAATCCTTTAGGGGTTCGTCGGACTTTCCACTAGAATTGTAGTTAATCAGGCTGTCGATCAGGTTCCCGCAGTCCTTATGGATGTAGCACATCGGTCTGTTAGCTGCGTCTACTCCTGCATTCGGGTTGTAGTTAAACCAATCATCGAGGGCAGTAATGCCCTGCTCCTCCATTACTCCGCTAGAAGGAATAAAGCTTAGACCAAAGTCATAGAAGGATGTAAAAAGATCATCATTGTTTTCGTTCTCCTTTGCAAAGAATCTCGAGTCACCAATTCTTTCGGTTACCTCAATGCCTAGGTCTTCCTCGATCTCCTGGAATAGCTCGCAGTAACCCTCTACGTTAAGGCCCACCTTCTTAGATGCAGGGCCGTATCTCCACTTCGGGTCACCGAAGATAGCCCACTCCCCAAAGGTATCACGGTCTGGCCATTCTTTCCTAATAAAGACTTCTCCTTCAGCATTTACCCCAGCCCAGATGCAGGTGTAGTTCCTTGCACCAGCAGGGTCAACTACCTGATAGCAGGTGAACTCCGACTTATCCGAGATGTCGGGGAACGTCATCTTGTATTTATTCGGTTCCTCATCTAGTACATTTACTTCTGTGTTGAAGTAAGGTAGCAGTGCATTCGCTGATTTAACTGGTACGCCGTAGGCACGTACCATTATGACCGACTCAGGCTGGTTGACCAGGTCCTTGGCTATACGTTCGTAGCCACCAAATGGATTCTCATCTGAGTGCAGGTATACAACACTTGCATCTCTACTAGGGCTATACTGCTCAATAGGTACTGGCTTTTGTTTCAGTAGTGCAGCAGGTCTAGTCTGCAGTGTTTCTGCATTCTTTAGGTACTCAGAGATAAACGGTGTATATCCGTCAATCGGGGTAAACCCAATGAGCATCTTAGAGTTACGGGTAGCCAAGCGGAACCGCAAAGTATTAACCAGTGCAGCGTCTCCTAGGTACTCGTCTAACCAAGCCCCGATATTCAACCCTGCTGGTTTCTTGAACCCGAACTCAAAACCCTCAAGGATAGTCTGGTTGTTACTGTACTGAGTATAGGTCTTGAAGTCTACACGGGTCCTGGTATCTGGGAAGATAAACGAAGAGGCCGTGAAGCCATTCTGCATAGAGTAGTTGATGTATCCGTCTACGCTCTTGGTCTTGCGCTTGAACTCCTTGGGCATCATCTCCCATACGGCGGACTGCTGTACCTTGATGGAGGTATCTGCATTCTGTGAGAAGCATACGATATGCCCGTCCATACTTTCGGTGACGGCTTCCATAAGCATCTTGGCACAGCCAGTAGTCTTGCCGCTGCGATTGCCACCTAGTGCCAGTACTTCAT